TCCTTACTACGCCACGCTAGATGGTATTGGATTTGGAGGCATGTCAGATTTTCCACCAAAGCTTGAGGTCTCTATTATTTATTCAACAGATGATTACACGTTTAAGACGCCTAGAACGCCTGAAGAGATTCTGGAGGTGCTCGGTAGACGTGAAGAGAAGTAAGTATTGTCAAGAACTGTGTGACGCCCTAGAACTTTATGGTAAGACCTGGACTGACAGAAGCAACGCCTGTGTTGAGCACATTTATTTCAAGTCTCGTGGCAACTGGGTCTCAGTCTTATACGGTGACGATATTAGAGGCTTTCCACATAAGTTTCTTGTTTGGGAAATGTCCAATTACTCGTATTCACCTCGTGTGATGGATGTCGAGAAGATAATCGATAAGTACTTTTAGGAGTTCAACATGTCAATTAATCACGTTAATATCTCCGGAAACCTTACAAGAGACCCGGAGCTCCGCACTACCGCAGGAGGAACAAATATCCTTTCGTTTGGCGTAGCTGTTAATGACCGACGCAAGAATCCGCAAACAGGCAAATGGCAAGACGTTCCTAATTTCATTGACTGCATTGTTTTCGGTCAGCGTGCTGAAGCTCTCTCACGCTATATTTCCAAGGGTGCAAAGGTTTCTATTGATGGAAAACTACACTACAGCTCATGGGAAACAAAGGACGGCCAGCGTCGCAGCAAACTAGAGGTTGTTGTAGAGGAGATTGAGTTTCTATCCAAGTCTCAAACGACAGCTACCACAGCGCAGGGCCAACCTTCATTCACAGCACCACGGGCGCCAGAAGAAGAGCTTTACGATGCTGACATTCCGTTCTAAAGAATAATTTAATTATTTATTAGTTAGGTAGAGCCTTCGCAAAGGGGTCTTGGAGTCATCTGAGACCCCTAAATTAAAAAAACTAGGCTAAAAATTATGTGGATTTTGTTGGTAGCGCTCATTAAAGTTCGTTACGCTCGATACGCTCATTATGCGAATTTCAATATGCTATACTTGCTTCGCTTTTCTATCTAAAAGCGTAACGGTATAGCAAAAAGCAGCTTGCGAATTGCACGCAAAGCAATTTCGCAAAGCGGCGGAGAAAGGCTCGCAAGCGTACCGGTTGCGCACCCTCCTATAAAAAATTAGAGGTTATTCCGCTCAACAATACAATAATGTTTATAAGTTGTAGAAAACTTGTAAACATAATGTTGAAAACTCTATATCAAGCCAGCTAAATCGTATAATTTAAATTACTACTCTAACTAAACGTATTCACGTTTGGAGAATTATGGATTACAGTGGTTTGACTGCGTCAGAGTTCTTTCACGGTGTTGCAGAAGCGTCGAGAGAGAATACAAGAGCATTGCAGCAAATTATGAGTCTTCAAGAGACTGAAGGAGCAAAATCTCAGTCATATTCATCTGGCGGAAGTAAAGGCTCAAATCAAGACACGATGGCAAAAGTAGATAAACGCATAGATCTAGAAGCATTGTTGTCTAAAAGAATGAATGACAATTACGACTATATCAATGACGCTTATACGCTTCTTTATGGTGTGAGCCAGCTTGGTGATGGTGGAATATGCCAATTAATGAGTAACTCTATCTATGCCGATTTGCTTCAATGGCGTTATCTTCAATGCCTTACTTGGAGTGATGTATCTGAGAGACTTCTTACTCCTGTGAGGACACTTCAGCAGTTGGAACGTGAGGTCTTTGAGACAATTGATGAGGAGAATTACATCGAAAAATTCTTGAAAAATAAATAATCTTTTTCGCCTTTTTGCTTGTAATATATAGATAGTAGTTATATACTATATACAACAAGAAAGGAGGTGAGAGATGGAAGAAAAGATATGGCAATTATTTCTCGCAATCTTCACAGCAGTAGCGACAGTCACAGTTGAAAAGATTGCAGAGAAACTAAAAAAGTCCCACCCCGACGAAGAGTAAGGACTTAAAGCCAAAGGGGATATCAGTTGCAGCTGGTATCTCCTAGGCTCTAAGATTAGCATAAAGGAGCACAAAATGGAAAACGTATTACTCATATTAGTTACTGTTGCAGTAACGCACATTCTCTACAAGACCATTCGCAAGAAGGAAAGTCGATAATGGCTACTAGTGAAGCTCAAAAGCGGGCAAGTGCTAAGTATCGCAAAAACAACGTTAAGGCAATTATGTTCAACCTGTATCCAAGCGATAAAGACTTGTTAGAGTTTCTAGAATCAAAGAAGAACCGCTCGAGCTATATCAAAGAACTCATTCGTAAGGATATGGAGAACTCGAGAAATTAAGTTCTGCGCACTCTTGCGCACTCTTGCGCGGTGTTTTGTGATATTATGTACAGTAGCGATTTACGCAACAAAGGAACTAATAAGCGTTCTGGTTATGAGCCAGGGCGCTTTTTTGTTAGGCAGGTGAGCAAATGAGTTACAACATCAGACGCTCATATGCTAGAGATCAGTTGCGAAAGCAGATGATTGCACGAGAAGAACCGTGTCACATTTGCGGTATGCCAATTGATTACTCGCTTCCTGCTGGTGACCCAATGAGCTTTGAGATGGACGAGGTCGTACCTGTCTCGAGATTACCTCTTGAACAAAGACGAGCTGCCGCCTGTGACCCAGAGAATGTTAAAGCAGCGCACCGCATATGCAACCAGAAGCGCGGTAACCGCATGATGGACGAGCTTAAGGGTAATGCACTACCTATTGTGAGAACGCGTCTGTGGTAGGGGGGTATACCCTCCCACGGCCCCAAAAAGACGCCCCTTGGCATAGTCAGAACATAGCGAACCCTCAAATTTTCCACAGTGAAGTGAGCCTGAAAGGAGATCTTAATGGCCAAGAAACTAGTCACTATTTGCAGGGAAGGCAGTCGATATGACATCTATAAAGCATTGCAGATAACTATGGCAAAGAAGTTAGATGATTGTGAGTCTGGCCGTGATTTTGCAGCCATTGTAAAGACATTCGTCCAGGTAGTTGATGAAGTCGACGTAATGGAAAAAGAGAAGTTGCTTGCAGCCAAAAAGCCAAGCCATGCTAAACGAGCCAGAAAGACATACCTCAAAGAGGTCTCGTGATGCCAAGGCGTAAAAAACGTGTTGGAAATCAAAAACCGACCTTTGAACGCATTGGAAAATATCATCATTCTGATGCAAAAGCTTGCATAAATATGTTTTCTCATTACGGGTTTAAGCTTGATGATGCGCAAAAATACGAGCTTGAACTTTATATGGCTAAAGACGCCAAAGGTATGCCAGCGGCTGAAACTATTGGTGCAGCCAAGCCACGTCAAAATGGCAAATCGTTTGCCGCACGACTCTACGGTATTTGGTGTGCAGCGATTTGTGGAATGGACGTTGTCTATTCAGCTCACAATGCCGATACCGTTGATGAGTTTTTTGATATGATCGTGAACCTTTTTACAGATGATGAGACATATCCAGATTTAGCTGAACTTCTTCTTAAGGCTTACAGGCAGCCTGGAAAGCAGTATTTGCTCTTTGATTGTGGACATTATAAAAGTGGCAAACGCGCAATCGGAAGGCTTAAGTTTTCGACTCGCACGACATCAAAGGCACGCGGAGGCACACGCTCACTCATTATTATTGATGAGGCACAGGAGCTTACAGACGCTCAGCTAAATGCTATTTTGCCAACTGTTTCTGCATCTAAAGATGGTTCTCCTCAAGTCATTTACATTGGAACTCCGCCAGACCCAACCTGCAGAGGAACGGTATTCAAACGAATGCACGATACAGCTCACTCCGACAGTCCTGGCGAGGCTTGGTGGCTTGAATGGGCCGCAAAATCGGTTCCGAGAGAGGGTACCAGCGATGAAGAAGCACTTGACCTTGCTTATGAGACTAATCCGGCTCTCGGCTCTCGCATTACGGAAAGAGCAGTATTCAACGAATGGCATCAGATGACAAAAGATGGATTTGCTCGTGAGCGTCTTGGTTGGTGGTCAACGCTCGATACTTCAGTTGAGTATATCGTCAATGCAAATGACTGGAATGAGTGCATAACAGAAGAGCCTTATGACGATGGTCTTCTTGCTTTTGGAATCAAATATTCGCTCGATGGAAAGAAAGTAGCAATTTCAGCAGCTCTAACTCAGCAAGATAACCCAACAGCTTATGTTGAGCTCGTGGATATCGCAGATGCTTATGGTGCTGGTCAAAACCTCGCTCAATGGATCAAGGAACGTGAGAGTCGCATTGCATGCGTGGTTATTGATGGCCGTTCTGGCGCAACTCAGCTGGCCGAACGCTTGCAGGAGCTACGTTTTCCAAAGCGGGGCATTGTTCTTTGCGATACAAAACAGGCTGTAGCGGCAGCTTCAAGATTTGTTGATGAAGTTGGAGCACACAGCATATGTCACGTCCCCTCTCCAGCACTGGACGAGTCTGTTACGGGCTCGTCCAGGCGTGCAATTGGAAATAACGGTGGCTTTGGATTTGGAGATTCTCCAAAAGCAACGTGTACCGCGGCTGAGTCTGCGGCACTTGCACTTTATGGAGTTAGGACCACTAAAAGAAACCCAGCTAGAAAGCAGGTAGTCTGGTGACAATTGGAATTATTCCTGTTGCAATTGCAACAGCGGCTGGACTGAGAAAAGAAGATAGGCAGACAGTTTTAAATCTCTGCGCAGTTTACTCAAAGACCCTTGCACGTAATCGTTTGCGTGATGGCTACTATCTCATGCATATAAAGCCTCAGCAGCTCGGTATTTCAGTGCCTGACGGGTTAAGAAACTTGGAGCAGGCTATTTCATGGCCAGCAAAGGCTGTAGACGCTCTTGCTGACCGTTCTCAGTTCGATGGCTTTACTTGCACGGATGAGGATACTGCCAAGGAATTACAGGCTATTGTTCGTGAAAATGCCCTCAAGCGACGCTATCGTAAGGCCGTTAAAGGCCAGCTTAGAAATTCATGTGCGTTTCTTACGGTTACTGCTGGAGATGTTGACGCGGGAGAACCAGCGGTTATCATTTCTGCATATTCTGCAGTGTCCGCAGCGGCCCTTTGGGATGAGCGTTTACACCGTATCCACGCTGGCATTGTTGTAGTTGATCGTGACAATCGACCGAATCACAGAAATGCCCCAACGTGGATTAATGTCTTTACCGATACTGACATTATCCGCATCCGTAGACCACTCGACTCAACTCGCTGGGTTGCTGAATACATTCCGCATGGCATGGGACGCTGTCTCATGGAGCCTTTGGTCTACGAGGCAACGCTTGACCGTCCGTTTGGTAAGTCACGCATCACTCGAGCTGTTATGGATCTGACTGATGATGCAATGCGCTCAAGCGTACGTGCTGAAGTTGCAGCAGAGTTTATGACGGCACCCCAGAAGTATCTTGTTGGTGCTGACCCAGATGCTCTCAACAAGCTCTCAAAATGGGATGCTTATATTGGTTCAATCTTTGCAGTTTCGAAAGACGCTGATGGCGATACTCCAACGTTCGGCCAGCTGCAACAGGGTTCAATGCAGCCGCATATTGACTATATGCGCTCACTTGCCGCTCGTTTTTCTGCTGAGACGAATGTTCCAATATCAGAACTCGGAATTGTATCTGATAACCCAAGTTCAGCAGAAGCAATCTACGCCGCAAAAGAGCCTTTGGTTGTTGATGCTCAAAACCTCAACGCTGACAACGGTGAAGCTCTTCGAGATATTGCTCTTATGGCGTTGGCGGTTAAGAGAAACATATCATTTGCCGAGGTGCTTACAACAGAGCCTAATATCACGGCTAAATGGCGCAATCCTGCAATGCCGTCAATTGTTTCCCAGGCTGATTCTATGCTCAAGATTGCTCAGGCTGTTCCATGGATTGTCAATTCTGAGATTCTTCTTGAGGAACTAGGCTTTACAGACGACCAAGTTCAAAGGCTTGAAAGTGACAGGGAAAGAGCGTCAGCACAAGAGCTTCTTAGGGCACGCTTTGCGGCTAAAGCTACAAAGACCCCAGCTGATAATCAAGAATTGCTGGACGGTGTAATTGATGAGGGTAAACAAGGATAGACTTACTCGATACAGAAAAGAGCTTGATTCAGCCGCAGACGATGCGGCTGAATTTATGTCTGACTATTATGATGCGCTCAGAACTGCTAATCCTAACTCTTCAGTAGCAGAGCTTCGCAACATGGCTATTAAGTCAATAAAACAAGCTCTCAACGCCTTTTCTCCTCAAGCAGGAGAGCTTGCAGGAGAGCTGTTTGACGAAATAGTTAGAGCGGAAGGCATTAAGGCAAGGTTTCGTTATCATCAGACTATTGAGCGCGGTTTAGTTGAGAAAAAAGTTCACTACCTTGCAAAAGACTTAGTTGACGGCAATAACCAGAAGTTTATTGACGCTTGTACTGCGCTTACTCGTTTTTATGTTAAACGTGAAGCGAATATCAACATGCACAGGAGTGCGCTTAGGTCGAAGATTTGGTGGGCGAGAGTTCCATCAGGTGCGGAAACCTGTGGTTTTTGCTTCATGCTTTCAACGCGTGGCTTTGATTATGAGTCCGAATTTAGCGCAGGTGGAGCTGGTCATAAGTTTCATCTACACTGCGATTGCATAATCGTTCCAGGCACAAAGAAAACAACTATCGAAGGATATGATCCTGATGAGATGTACGCTCGCTGGGTTGAATGTGCTAACACAATTGGTCTTGAGCCTGTATGGGAAAACCGCTCCGCGATTATTGCTGAATGCGAGAGAAGAGATTTTAGATGGTTAAATAGTGGCATAAAGCCAGATATCCACTATATTGAGAATTACGGAGAGAAAAATGAGGTAGTTAGGGATTATAAATTTGCGCGGCATAAAGTGGCTCCACATGAGTACATAACTGCTCAAAGAATGAGACAACTTGGTCTTACAGTTGATTTCTTCAAGGATCATTATTCGGTTGATTTGCCTAATGGGAGAACGATAACTATCGGTAGATGCGACATGACTCGTGGCTATGAACTAAAAGCTCCCAAGGAATCAGCTTCACCAAAAAATATCATAGAAAATTCAATTGTAAACTCTATGGATAAGGAAGGCATAACTAGACTTATAGTTGATATCACGGACAATCACCAGGTAAGCTATGACGATGTCATACAGGCTGGAATTGATTACTGCAAAGAACATTCCATAAAGTTCACCGTGTCTGTTCTTAGTGGCAAAAGACTGAGAAACGTCAATTAAAAATACCCGCGCAAATCCACATCAAGTAGAATCGGGCGGGTATCTCTGTCAATTATTATACCAAATTTCGTTGGCTGTAATCACTGAATAAGACATATTGTAAAAAATGCACCTGCAAGAGCAGGTGCATTTTATTCACCAACAAACCCGACTCAGTCCAGCCGTTGGCTCGTCCTTTAACTAGCAAGTGTATCTATTTTCGTTGATTTAAGCCACTGAAAAGTGGCTTTTTTCATATACGCAACCGTTGCGGAAAAGCGGTACCTACCTCGTAGCAAGGGTAATGCTACTCGCAAACGTCCGAGCGGACGGAACCTGTTGAAAGGAAAGAAATGGATTTGAAGGAACCTGTAACCACTCAAGAGCAGCTCGACAAGATCGTGAAAGACAGGCTTGAAAGAGAGCGTGAAAAAGTACGCTCTGAGTTCTCTGATTATGATGACTTGAAAGCCAAGGCTGAAAAGCTTGACGAACTCGAAAAGAGTGGCTCCGAGGAGCTGAAAAAGGCACTCGCTGAGGTTGACAACCTTAAAGGTGAACTGAAGACACGTGATGAGAACGCTAAATTGCAGCAGATGCGCAAGCAAGTCGCTAAAGACACGGGGGTACCAGAGGACCTCATTCAGGGCGCAGATGAAGAGAGCATGAAGACGTTTGCAGAAGCCGTAGCGGCGTTCGCCAAAAAGCCTTCTGCTCCAATCATTCCAGAATCAGGCATTTCTACACAGGCTGGAGAGACCCCAGCCCAAAAATTTGGTCAATTCATGGCCGAAACATTCAACTAATTGAAAGGATTTAAGTATGGCAACCGGTATTTTGACAACTTCTGCAACACTTCCAAAAGACCTCTCCGACGAGATCTTTGCAAACGTCCAAGACCAGTCAGCAATTATGCAGCTTGCAACTCCAATTGAGCTTCCTGGCCGTGGCATGACTATCCCAGTTGTAACGGGTGACCCAGAGGCTTCTTTTACCGCTGAGGGTGAAGAGGCTAAGGTATCTAATACCTCTCTTGGCGTAAAGGAAATGAAGCCTTATAAGCTCACCGTTATTGAGCTCTTCTCCAATGAGTTCAAGGATAACTATGAGGCCATCTTTGCTGAGCTTCAGAATCGTCTTCCAGGCGCCATTGGTCGCAAGGTTGACTCTACCATTATGTATGGCACTGCTCCTGGCACTGGTTTTGACACCCTTGCAGATGCTGAGTCTGTAGACCTTTCTGTTAAGCCTTATGACGGCTTTGTTGACGCACTTGAGAAGGTCTCTAACGCTAACGGTGACCTTAACGGTTGGGTCCTTTCTCCAAAGGCACGCACTCTGCTTCTTAAGGCTAAGGACAGCCAGCAGCGTCCACTCTTTATCACCAACCCAGCAGTTGAGGGTAAGGATGGCGGCTCTTCTGTTCTCGCTATTCCATCTCTCTTCTCCCGTGCAGCTTATCAGGCAAAGGTTGCCTCTAAGACACCAGAGCTTGTTGGCGTTGGTGGCGACTGGACTGGCGCTCGCTTTGGCCTTGTAAAGGACATCACTGTCTCTATGGCAGACCAGGCAACTATCAATGCTGGTGGTACTGCGATGAACCTCTATCAGCGTGATATGTTTGCTCTTAAGTGCACCTTTATGTTTGGCTTTGTCGCTCGTGATAAGGCACAGTTTGTCCGCCTTGCAAACGGTACTGCCGCTTAATAGGAGGCTTATATGGCAGAGACAAGAAGCTTTGCCACAAAAGCCGACTATGAGAAGCGTTATGGGTCTGGCGCTCCAGAGAGGGTTGAGGTGCTTTTGCAAGATGCCTCAGCCCTCTTGCGCTCTAATTTCATTGCATATCATCAAACGGCTTACAAAGAAGGCTTGAATCTTCGATTTGATGAAAATGCTTGCGCCGTTACTTGTGCGATTGTTGCTCGTGCTGTGAATGTTCCTGCTGGTTTTGAGGGTGCTTCTCAGTACAGTCAGCATGCCGGCCCTTATGAGTCGACATTGACTTTTGCAAATCCAACAGCTGATTTGTATGTAACGCGCTCTGAGCGCACTCGACTCGGCTTGAGTGGTATCAGAATTGGCTCAATTCAGCCAATGTTTAAGCAAGACCACGAGGTGAATGATGGCAGCAATTAGGGGCGTTCGGGTAGAAGTGGTTAGAGTAACTACTGTCCTAGACGATCATGGCAATGAGACCTCTGGAGTAGAGTCTTATGAACTTGTTGACAATGTCTTACCAGCTCCAGTTGCGACATCTGATTTGTCTGCGGTGCGCCCAAACGGCGACCGCATAGACATGGTGTTTCACTTTCCAAAGACTTATAAGCGAAGTCTAAGGGGAACTTTTATCGAGTTTGATGGCATAAGGTTTGCAGTCGTTGGTGACCCGCAACCCTATCTCGACAGTCTAACGCCACTCGATTGGGACAGGGAAGTCGAGGCGGTGGTTGTCGATGGGTAATGATTTTGTCGTCACAGGGCTTAAACCTGATTTGGCTGGTATTCGTGAGGTACTTCATACCGCTCCTGTAGCTGATATGTGCCGTGAGGCGGCTCAGATTTGTGCAGCAAAATGCAATTCTTTACTGCCAGAAAAATACCTCAAACATGGTGCTCGATTTGACGCCAAATGGGTTAATCGCGAGTACACCGCAGCTGGCCTTGTGTATTGCTCTGGAGCAGAGAACGGTATATGGGCTGGACGTGCTAACGCAAAGCTTAATATTCTCAAGAAAGGATGTAATGGATGAGTTATGACATTCTTTCAGAGCTTACTAAGTACATTCCTCGGAAGCTAAATATCCCAGCTTCAACACGAGTTCCCACTCGCGAACCAAAAGAATTTATTACCGTTACTCGAACTGGTGGCAGCTCTACAATTGGCTGGGATACGGCTAATCTCGCTGTACAGGCTTGGAGTACTACAGATGAAGCAGCTTATAAGTTGGCTTTAGCTTTAAGGTTGTTATTGCTTGAGTGCTGGCAAGAGCTTGATAAGGTCATCAAGGTTGAAGTTCAAAGTACCTACGATTTCCCAGACCCGGATTCAAAGAAATATCGATATCAATTAGATGTGTATATCACTACACGTCTGTAAGGAGTAATCATGGCTGATGCTATTTACAATGCAAATTCCGTTGGAGCAGCAAAGGGCCGTCCTGGCGGATATGCCGCAGTCGTTGACCCAAGCGTTGACATTAAGACTCTTCTTGATGTTAAGAAGACCATCAAGGATCTGATGACCGCAAATCCTGGCAAGATTAAGTCACTTGGATATATCTCTGAGGATGGCGTTGAGTTTTCTGTTGATCTCTCTGCAGAGGATAAGAACGACTGGGGAGGAAATGCCATTAGTTCCTCAATCTCTAAGTACTCAGAGTCTGCAAAGGTGACATTCCTTGAGTCTGCTGAGACTATTTTGAAGGTCATTTATGGAGACGATAACGTCAAGGTTGAGACAGACGGTTCTATTACCGTTCGCCACAACCCACGCTTTACCGCACCTCGCGTCTACATTTTTGACGCGGTCATTAATGAAACAACGGTTAAGCGCTCTATTATCCCTGTTGGACGCATTTTTGAGCGCGATACCGTAAAGCAGAACAGCTCTGACTTCCTTGGCTATACCCCAACCATTAAGTGTATGCCAGCCGAGGTCTTTGACGGTGATACTTACCGTGATGTCTTCTACGACACCACAAAAGCAAGCGCGACTCCTGGCGTTGTACATTAATTAAGTTTTGAGAGGACTCAATATGGATATTTCCAACATGTCAGCGGAGCAGCTTCGAGAGCTCGCAGCGGAGAAAGAAAATTCACGTGCAAAGTTGGAGCACGATTATCTTGACTTTGTACAGGATAAGCCTAAGCACGCTCCATATGAGCGCGTAATTGAATTCGAGGGTGAAGAGTATGTCGTTGATATGCGTCGTACTAAGTCTCGTGAGTTTATGCGTCGCATGGCTCGTGTTAGTGATGTAGCGCAAAATAGCCCAGAAGCACTTTCTCCTGTACTTGCTCTCTACGACTATCTTTTTGGTGGCGATTGTGACAATCATGTTGTGGAAATCGTAACCGCCAAGCTCGGATATGACGACGCTGAAGAGATCATGCGCATTGAGTCCGCTCTTCTGGAAAAACTTGACGCAAAAAACTAATTCCGCTTGCTCCGATTCTGTGTGATGACACAAAAAGGGGCAAGCTGGAAGCAGACTTTCAGCAGTATTACCAAGTAAATCTACAGACGCTCATCGACTCTTGTGAGTTTGAGCGTCTGTTTTATTTGATGATAAACCTCCCTCATGGCTCAAGAACAGTGTGCAATGTTGACCCCAGAAATGATTGGTCCAATAGCGACTATTTGCTTGCACTGGCGGTTGATAACCTTTCGTATCTTCGATACGAACAAGCAGGAGGTAAAGGCAGAAAGCCTGACGCCGTCAAGCGTCCAGAACTGAAACAAGAACAAAGTAAAAAGAAGCTTCTTAACGTTTCACAGGACCGCGTTGAGGAGCTTCTTTTTAGAGAACGCTAGGAGGTGAATAGTGGCTGGAACAGTAGTAAGAGGTTCCGTCCTTCTTACTCCTAAATTCGACAATCTTGGTGCTAATGTAAAGCGAGCACTGGGGAGTGGATATAAATCAGCGGTGTCTGTCCACACAAACGCTGGACGACAGGCCGCTCAAAACTACGCAAGCGGCTTTGGCGGCGCAACCGGCGCCATTATGGGAATTGTATCAAGCGTTACATCCCGTGCGTTAGATGCGATTTCTGGCTCAATTGCCTCTGCGGTCAACCGCGTCGACACGATTGCGAACTTCCCTAAGATTATGCAGTCTGTTGGCTATTCTGCAGACGAAGCTCGTGCGACTATTGAACGGCTTTCAACTGGTATTGACGGTCTTCCAACGTCACTTGATGCCATTGTTGGCTCAGTGCAGAAGATTGCACCTGTGTCTGGTTCACTTGCCACAGCGACAGATGTTGCTCTGGCATTTAATAACGCACTTTTGGCTGGCGGCAAGAGCCAAGAGATAATGAATTCTGCTTTTGAGCAGTATTCTCAGATGCTTTCAACTGGCAGAGTTGACATGCAGTCGTGGAAGATTCTTGCGCAAGCCATGCCAGGCCAGCTGAATCAGATTGCTAAAGCTCTACTCGGTGCTAATGCAAACCAAGCAGATCTTTATAAGGCAATGCAAAGCGGTGCAATTACATTTGACCAATTCAACAATGCAATTGTAAGTCTCAATAATGAGGGTCTTCCTGGCTATGCGTCATTTGCGGAGCAGGCACGTATCTCAACGGAGTCAATTGGTACCGCTTGGACCAATGTCCAGAACCGTATTAATAAAGCTGTTGCTAAGATTATTGATCATATTGGACAAGCCAATATTGCAGGTGCAATCAACGATTTTTCTAGCAGTTTTTCTGGTATAGCCGATACAGTTATCACATATCTTGACCCCGTTATTTCCACTGTTGGTTCTTTTATGGACCAGCTTCAAAATAACGGAGCAATCACGTCATTTGGTGATGCTTTAAATGCGCTAAAAGACGTATTCGATAGTACTATCGGGCTTATTGGCGACCTCATAACAACGTTTACTGGTTTAGATAGCTCAGAGGATGCTTCACGTAGTGCAGCAGATTTACTTAAGGCAGCTGTTGATGGCGTTAAATCTGTCATAGAGCTTGCTCGTGACGCCGTCCAAAGCTTGAGAGATAACCTCACAGTTGTTGCACCCGTCATTGTTGCCGTAGCAACCGCCCTGATTGCTTACGAAACAATCAAAGCCGTACGTTCAATAGCAGATGACTTTGGACTTCTAAAAAGCGCCGCTTCTTTGGCCTTTGATGCTATCAAGGGTGGAGAAGGCGTCCTATCAACGCTTTCTGTTTTTGGTGAGCTTGTTGGTGAGGGCGGGGCACTCGCTAGTGTCTTCGGAACGATTTCAACGGCCATTAGTGGCGTTGGAACGAGCCTTCTAGCACTTGTGGGATCTATCCCTGTTATTGGCTGGATTGTTATTGCAATTGCAGCGGTCGTTGCGGTTGTAACGTGGCTCTGGAATACAAATGAAGACTTCAGAAATGCTGTAATCAGCATTTGGGGTGCTATCTGTGATGCAGTTGGCAACGCGGTAAATGCAATCGGAGAATTTTTAGGAAGCGTTTTAAGCGGAATTATTGAGGGTACTAAAGGAGCCTGGGATGGTATTTCTGAAGCTGCTACAAGTGCATGGAACGGTGTAATTAATTTCTTTACCGTTGACCTACCAAATACGTTTAACCAGTTTGTTTCGTTTTTATCTGGTGTTCCTGCAGCAATCGGAGTGTTCTTTGAGGCATTGCCAGGACGTATTTTGTATGGTTTAACTTTCGCAATCGTTTTTATTATTGCGTTTTTTGCAAATGTTGGCGCAAAAATTAGTGAATTTGGAACAACTGTAATTCAGCGTCTTGTTTCATTCTTTACCGTTGATGTTCCGAATGCCATTTTAAGTTTCGTGCAGTCTGTAGTTACTTTCTTTACCGTTGATATTCCTAGTGCTTTCGCACAGTTTGTTATGTTTGTCCAAGAGCTTCCTGGAAGAATTCAAGCAGTACTTGGTGAGATGCTTGTTAATTTTGCTCTTTGGGCACTCGATACATATACTCAGGCTTCTGAAGCTGGTTCAAATTTTATAAATGGTGCTATTCAGTTTTTTTCACAGTTACCTGACCAGATTTGGACATGGCTTACCAGCGCGGCGTCCAACATTGCAAGCTTCGTAATCGACGTAGGCTCCCAGGCAATAGAGGCTGGCAACGGTTTCTTAAATGGAATATCTGATGGATTTAATTCTGCCGTTGATACTGTCAAAGGCATTCCAGACAGAATTAAAGGTTTCTTTTCAGACTGCGGCAGCTGGTTAGTAAGTTCTGGAAAGGCTCTTCTTGACGGATTCGCAAGAGGAATCAGTGATGCCGTCGGTACAGTGACCAGGGCAGCATCAGACGCGCTCGGTGCGGTGCGTAAGCTATTCCCATTCTCACCTGCAAAGAAAGGACCATTCTCAGGTCATGGCTACACGACGTATTCTGGCCGCGCTCTCATGAGAGACTTCGCAAGAGGGATTAAGGGAAGTTCCGCACTTGCTGAAACAGAAGCAATGAGTGCTCTGTCAAGTGTACATGACGTCTTTAGTGATGCTCGTCCTCTGAGCTTCTCAGCGGTTGCTGATGCTAATGCAAACGGTATTTATCGTGCCGCTTTTGAGCTTGATTCAAGGCAGCAACGCGCAAATGCAACCACGCTTGCAGATATCTATGACTTCATGCGTAACGGTGAGCTCGGACAGGTTATTGATGAGAACTCTAACAATATTGGAGACCGTGATTTCGCTCGAGCGGTTCAGAAGGCGGTGAAGACGAATGCGTAAGCTCAAATACGTTTCTTCCCGCGGTAATAGCTTTGAGCTTGATGTGCCAGAAGCCTCAATTGGTACTGGCACATCTCTTAGAGGTTACAAGCCTGGATACACGCTAGGAGCGCGTTCTATTTCTGGCATTTCCTCTAATGCTCAAGAAGTCACGTTAGATCTCTTCATTGAGGGTTCTGAACTTGCAGAATCAATGGCCAAGGAATTTGAATTTGATTTCAATAATCAAAAGCCAGGAGCGCTGGTCTACAACAATGAGTGGTCACAAGATGTGTATGTGTCTAAAAGTGAGGTCCAATCGGTCTTTCATGATCAGGCAACAGTTGCTCTTACAGTTATTTTGTTAGAAGGGTCATGGCACAAAAGCCACACTAAAAGCTTTAGCGTGACTCACGATGATGTACAGAGTGATTGGCTTAATTTACCGACCAATGCTCCATACAACCTTGGTATTACGAGACCACCAAACCAGCTTGAAGTTCGCTCATCTTCAGAATGTCCAGTAAAGTTCACCATTTACGGGACAGCTCTCCAGCCACGAATTGTGATTGGTGATAACACTTACTCATTTTTAGTGACGGTCCCAAGTGGAGGTCGTCTTGTTGTAGATGGCACTCGTACTCGCAAGACAATCACACTTGTCACTGAACTTGGGGACGTGTCAGACCGCTTCGATGTTGGTAGCCGTGGCAGCGGAAAGGGCAGTGGCAACTATTGCTTTGAACCACTGAAACAAGGCTTTCAGAGCGTCTCATGGGACGGCACATTTGGCTTTGATATTGAATGGTGGGAAACAAGAGGAGGTCTTCCATGGACATCTTAACGGTGTCAAAGGCTGACGGTGAAGATATTGCTGGTACAGAGGACTATGTGCTCGACCTTTCTTTTGGAGATACGGGAAATACTTTTGAAGTATTTGCCCCGTCGATTCCAGTCAAAGATGGATATCTAGTATCTATCGATGGCACAGAATACGGCGGCATCATCGACACAGCTTCTGACTCACTTGACGGTGGTGTATCTACGACTACATGGAGCGGGCGTACCTGGCACGGTATGCTCGCTTCAAAAATCTTGGTCCCGAGTACTGATTACATCAATATCTCGGATAAGGCTCAAACAGCCATCGAGAGCATTGTTACTGCAGCAGATCTTGCAACAGTATTTGAGGCTAAAACGGGACAGTCTGAGACAATTATTAAGTGCCAGCTACCTCGTTTTTGCGACGCTTACACAGCATTAAGACACATTGCAAATGCCGCGGGCTCACGTCTTAGAATTCAGCGTGCTGATGGTAAGACACTTATTTGGCTAGAGCCTCTCACAGACAACAGACTTGATTCTGATGCCCTGGATTACAAGTCTAAGACGTCATATCATCCCGTAAATCACTTAATCTGTGCTGGTAAAGGTGAGCTTGCAAGTCGTACGGTTATTCACCTCTATGCAGACCGTGCGGGACGTATTTCAAAGACGCAAAGTTTGTTTGGCCAAGATGAAGTAGCAATGCTCTATGACTACAACAATATCGAGGATGCGGAGCTTGAAAAAGAGGGAACAAAGAAGCTCAAAGAGCTTCAAGCTCAGTCTTCTGTAGACGTTACAGTCCATGACGGTTTGAATCTATACATCGATGATGTTGTTGTAGCCGAAAATCAAGACACAGGAAGACGGACTCAAGCGACTATTGGCAAGAAGATAGTAAAAGTCGCGAGCGGAGTAATGAGCGTAAGTTATGAAGTGACTTCACCAAACCAGACTCGAGGCTCACATGGCGTTTCATTTGAGTCTTCTGGAGCGTCTCAAGGTGCTGGAACTACATATGTAGCCGGCACGGGCATTAGGATTGTCGGCAATCGAATATCAGCGGTTATGTCGGATGAGAAGGTTGCTGATATTGAGACTCATATTGCAGCTGCACAGTCTGCTGCAATTGCAGCTCAAGGTCAAGCGCATGAGGCAAAAGACATTGGCAATAACGCGTTAGTTTCAGCAAACTCAAGCGTTAAAAATGTATCCTCAACAGGGCCGCTTGCAGTTTCCCAGACGGGTTCCAACGTCACTTTAAGCCTTCAAAGTTCTGGTGCAGAGGCTGGTTCATACGGCCTTTCAGAATCAATTGTGGCTGGCAATAATGCCAATTTTGCAATTCCGCGTCTTACGGTTGACGAATTTGGACGCATCACTTCAATCGCTCAGTCAATGGTGACTCTTCAAATTAGTGGTGGAGCCAACCAAGGCGGAGGCTTCCTGGCTGCTCATCCAATCGGTTCAATCTATGAAACAACTAAATCATTTAATCCATCGAGCCTCGGCGGTACATGGAAACGCCTGCCGTCACTTGACGGTTTTAAGTGGGAAAGGACGGCGTAATGGCTAAAGAACAAGGCTCCAGATATACATGTGACAGATGTGGTAAGTCCGAGTTTGTTACTCCAAGCAATACATACTCGCTCGCTCAATGGCATGACATTAAGCGTCAGTCACAGCGAGGAGAGGAGAATCGCACTTATTGCGAGAGCTGCTACAAAGCATATCTCGAGCTTCTTGCAAAACATGATGCTTCATTCAAAGAGTTTGAAAGCAAGGTGAATTAATATGGCGGTTACATGCGTCGATGGACAGGGTCAAGCACCTCACATTACCGGTGCTGATAAAGGACGTTTGCACGCTGGTATTTTTGGCGAAAAGAGCGTCGTGCTTGCAGTTGGTAAGCGTCTGGCGGCTACGCAAGAGAGTGCCAATCGAGTCACTATTGCAACCGGCGATGCCTCTCTTCATGGCAGACAAGTAAGCGTGACTGCTCCGGAGCAGGTCACAATCACGTCTGGAACTCAAGGACAGAATCGTAACGACTTTATCTGCCTTAAATATGAGCGTAACGCGCAGGGAATTGAGTCGGCAAAGCTTGAGGTTCTACGTGGTGTACCGACATCTGGCAAAGCTGAGGACCCATTAGTACCAGCGGGTAACGTCTTAAATGGTGACGCTCAAGACTACTTCCCGCTCTATCGTGTAAAGCTTAATGGCGTTGTTGCGTCTAAGCCAGAGCAGCTTTTTATGTTTGCTAATACGCTCTATCAAGATGATAACGGCGATTTTGAGACGGTGATTTTGCAAGATCAGGGAAGTTATAAGAATTACTGGCATATATATCGTACCGGTGATTCTGTGACTATCAAGGTAAGAGGCTGGCTTGCTAATAACGTCGCTTATGACGCAGTTAGATGCCCCTTCACCATTCCTGAAGGAGCGAGACCACCTCTAGTAGATCATGAAAAGTACGGTTCAGTCTCTGACAGTACAGAATCTATTGTGTATAGCTCAGGTTTCTGCCCCGGTCACGCTGATGTTATTACGGCCATTTCCGCCCGTCCAGATGGAAACATCTACTTGCAAGACATGGGCGGTACTGTTTCCAACGCTTGGCGACAGGGATCTCTTACTTATACAGTGAGGCATTAAGGAGGCAGTTATGAATATTACGGCTGAGATGATTGGCTTCCTTATTACTGGTATTGCAGCTTTTCTTGGCTGTTTAGTCTCAGTCTCGACTCTTCAATCTCGCTCTAAAGAAGAGCGCGAGAAAGAGGATGCCTGGAAAGGCAACGTTACTAACACCCTCACTCGCTTAGAAACGCGTCAGCAAGTCATGAATGAACAGCTGAGTAAGTACCAGCAATCACTTTCTGACTTGACTGCTACGCTCACACAGCACACAGCTGAGCTTTCTGTGGTTGGAATCGTTGCTCGAAGGGCGGACGAAGTCTCAAAAAAAGCAGCAACCGACCTCGCAGAGGTCAAAACCGACGTGAGAAATTTAGACTCACGCATCACTAGACTTGAGAAATAAGGAGATCAGACATGATTAACTGGAAAGTACGTCTTCATAATCCAGCTTGGTGGCTGGGAATGGCTGGAATTGTCATGAGCCCAATCCTGGCATATCTTGGACTGGCATACTCAGACCTCACGACTTGGGGCAGCCTTGCCGATGTGTTTGTGAAGTTTATTAGCAATCCTTACTTGATTGGTACTGTGGTTGTGGCTGTCCTTGGTGCTATTGGCGTCACGATTGACCCAACCACGAAGGGTATTAGCGACTCAGCACGCGCAATGACTTACGACAAACCAAGCGTGAGCCCTTTAGACGGGGGAGAGTACTAATGGCTGATTTTTCAGGTGAAATTACCGCTGACGTATGGGCGCCTACGACTTCATATACTGCAGGGCGTGGAGGTCATAAGGTTGAGTACATTGCTGTCCATCATGAGGCTTCTGTTGGCTCTTCACCTTATAGCATTGCTGCAATGTGGTCAGCAAATGGCTTCGTTAGTGCACATTACTCGGTAGATAATGGAGGAGCAATTGTTCAACATGTCTATGAGAGTGACACGGCTTATGCTGTAGGACGCTGGGAAGAAAACCAGCGCAGTATTTCCATCGAACACGCCAACGATAATGCGAACCCATGGACGGTTTCAGAGACCACTCAGGAAAGTGGAGCGCATCTTGTTGCGGCGTTGCTTATTAAGTATGGACTTGGTTACCCTCGCTGGGGTGGTAATGTTCGACCGCATAATCAGATTGCTGCAACCGCTTGCCCTGGCGAGCTTGCTGGCTCTCAGAACGCTCACTATATGGAGCGTGTATGTTACTGGTACGAGGTAATGACTGGTGCCCGCTCGACTTCTGAAGTTGGCTGGCATACCGACGGCAAAGGTTCTTGGTGGTACCAGACTGGTGAGTCATCGAGTGATTATGCGGTTGGTTGGTACCGAGTCGGCATGAAATGGTACTACTTCAATGAATCTGGTTGGATGCTCACAGGCTGGGTCCATGCTTCTTGGGAAGGATCTGAGAAGTGTTGGTGGCACTTCGATGACAGTGGAGCTCTCGAAGCTGATAAGTGGCTTGAGTACAACGGAAGCTGGTACTTGTTAGGTTCTGACGGTCGTATGGCCACGGGCTGGGCTGAGCACAACGGTAAGAAGTACTACCTCGATGAGACTGGCCGTATGATTACTGGCTGGCTTAAGCTTGACAGTGACTGGTTCTACCTACGCTCTGACGGGTCAAGAACTGAAGATTGTCTTTATGGAGTTGGAGCAGATAATATCTGCGCCTTCGACAAAGATGGAAAGCTTCTCACAGGCGACATTACAGTCACAACCAACAACGATGGATACATCGCTGGAATTAAGTAATATTTACCCCTCTCGTTTCGACGAGAGGGGCTTTTTTCATGGATAAATACTCCATTTTGATTTTTGCGTGCCTTAAAACGCCTTACAACAAGCCGTTTAACTGGGAATTTGTAACGCTAAATTTAACCGCTTTTCTCTATTGATTGTTTCAATACGGTTAATAACAACGTTTCCCCTTCAATTCTCTTCTTTTGAATATCTCGAGGTAAATCGCCTATCTAAATAGTTAAAACTTTTATTCGAACAGGTATTCTACTTTTACAGTAGC